TTGTAAGATTTCTTGGCGGTACAGATCAATAATCTGTCGGTGGTTGGCGATGTTACCCTTAAGCATATGATAAAGCTTAGTTTCTACGTCGCTACCGCTGATGTGAACGATGGTCATAGCATGCTTTTGACCAGGGCGGTCGATGCGCGCGTTGGCTTGTAGGTAGGTCTCGACAGAGGTTGTTGGGGCGTACCAGATTATGGTGTCAGCTTCGGTCAGCGTGAGCCCGTGCGAGGCCGCCTTCGGTTGGATGAGGAGCACACGTGGATGCTCGCTGGACTGAAACCGCGCGACGATATCGCTGCGTTTGTTGAGGGGCACCTTGCCGTTGATGACATCGCAGCTGATCTTCTCTTTCTCCAAGGTCTCCCGCAATAGCTCAATCGTATGGGTGAACGGCACAAACACCAGCACCTTGCGGGTTGTCTCCCCGATGGCCTCCAGCACGACGTTGATCCGGTTGCTGACATCAAAATGCACGACCTCGCCAGTATCCGAATAAACGGCACCCCCGCTGATCTGGAGCAGCTTGTTGAGACGGGCAGCTGCGTTGATGGCGCTGACCTCTTCCCCGTCAGCCTCCATAATCATCTGGGTCTTGAGGAGCTTGTAGTACTTCTTCTGCTGCGCGGTAAGCGGTGCATCGCGCTCGGTGTGCGTCACCTCCGGTAGGTCTAGACACTGGTTCTTCTCGAACCGTATGGCGGGTTGCAGTATGCTATGCACGATGGACTTGGCCTGTGGTTTGACCCCCCACTTGAACTGCGTGATCTTGTACATGACCGAGTCGCGGAAAGACCCAAAGTGCGAGGGGCAGCCCCTAGGGTTCACAAGCTTGGCGAGACCATAGGCATCGAGCGGAGACTGCGCCGCTGGCGTACCAGTGAGCATCCAAAGGCGCGGGTCAGTTGTCTTGATGAGCCGGTTGAGTATTTTCCACCGCGTAGTCTGCGCGTTCTTGTATGCGGTTGCCTCGTCAACGACGATCAGGTCAAAGCCACCCGCTGCAATCACTTCCTCCATGACGGCCACGCCGTCGAAGTTGATGATGACGAAGTCAGAGCCAGCCTCAATGATCTTCTTGCGCTGCTTTGCGTCCCCGTGAGCCACAGAGCAGCTACGGTGCATAGCAAACTTAAACAGGTCCCCCTGCCATGCGGCCTTCATGATCGAGAGCGGGCACAGCACCAGCACCCGCTTCACGAGCCCTTTCTTCATGAGATAGTCAGCAGCCCAGATGACGCTAGCCGTCTTGCCTGTGCCCGCCTCGCTGAAGCAGAACGCTTTGCGGTGCAGACTGAGAAACGATGACGTGGTCTTCTGGTGCGCGAAGGGCGTAAGCCGTCCGGTCCAAGTGTAGTCACGCAGGATGGGTGACGGGACGTCGTCCATACCCAACGCAGTCAGTTCCTGCGCTTCCTTGAGACCCCAGTGTACGGCGACTTTGCTCAGGTCCTTGCGGCGCTCCATCAAGGCGCTCTTCTTTATCGACCCGATAATTGCCGCAGGTTCCCGTGTCTCCACGAGGAGAACCTTGTTATCAATGATCCGCATGTTTGCTCCTCAGTGCGGGTTATTTCTTTTTGCGTTCCCGCGTACTCACTTCCGAAACTAGGTTGCGCTTGCTGTCTCGCTTGAAAGAGCGGTTCTTGGCGGCGCTCTCGATGCGCACACCGTCCCCGTTGGAGCCGCCCTTGTCGAAGGCTTTGACGTGGGCAACGTCCTTGCTGTCACCCTTCTTCACCTTGCCTGCCTTGAGGGCCGCGCGCCGTGCAGTGTTGCGGGCCACGCGGTTCTTAACCTGTTCAGGTTGCGCCTGATACTTGGCGGCGTTCGCGTACTTACGGTCTTCAGGATTCTTGTAAGGCATCACTTCCTCCGTGGCCGCCAGTGCTCACAAGCTTCGACGGGGCACCACCCACACAGCGGGCTGGACTTGGCGTTCCATATACCATTTTCCAAAGCCTCCTCCAAGCGATCTAGCTCGTCGTTGAACACAGACATGTAGGTAGCTAGGTGTTCGCGGTGGTGGGTCTTCTTTGGGAACTCGTTGCTTACCACGAAGGCAAGCCCCGACTTGATCTTCTGCACCTCGGGCATGTGCACGAACACCGCGCCCGCCATCAGATCAAGCTGCTTCATGTCCGCATACTTGGCGTTCTTGCCGGTCTTGTAGTCGATCATGTGGGCAGTGTCGCCGTCCACGATCAACAAGTCCACGATCCCACGCCACCACACAGTCTTAGCGAAGAAGCTACAGGGCTCTAAGTCACGGGTAACCCCAAGCCGCAACTCTGTGTGCTTCTCCCCAGGAAATTGGGCCAGTGCTTCCACAGCGGGTCGCATGACCTTGTATTTCCCGGGGATCGGCGTTCCATGTTTGATGTAGTGCTCGGCAGCAGCATGGGCTTCCTCACCGTAAAGAGCCTCTGGCCCTTGGGTGTCCTTGACGTCCTTAGCCACCTTGAGGTGGTAGTACTTCTTCGGGCACTGTGAAAAAGTCTTGATGCTGCTGTACGACCACGATGGCATTATTTTTTGGCTTTCGTAAAACGACCCTTGCCATCACGTGTATCATTCTTACTGGCTTCGGCCAACGCCTTCTCTAAGCCAATGGTTCGTTCGTGAAGCTTTGCAAATGCCTCCTTGAGTTCTCCCAAATCAAACTCAATCAGGTCAAGCTCTCGCTCGTTTTCTTTCTTGGTAAACTCAAGCTCTTCGATATGCTTCGTTAGCCTGATGTAGGTCTGCTCAGCCGCAGCCAGCTTCGCCTTCAGTTCGTCGATTTCACCCCACGGGTTGTACCAAGCCATAGTCTCTCTCCTTACCTTGCGTTGCCTTGGAGCCGGTCTGAGACCAGCTTTGCATAGCCAGCGATGTCGATCCAGCTATCTAGGTGCGACGGGTTACCCGTCAAAATACGACCGATCTTCGTGACAATCATATCAAGAGCTTGAAGCTGGTCTGGGTATAGCTGCGTATCCTCACGCACCATCGCATTGTGGATCACCTGCTTGAGCTTGATGGCGATGTCGGCGTTACGCATGAAGGTACCGTATTGCTCGGCCCGCTTGTCGAGGATTTTCTCAAGCTGCTCTGGCTTATCCACAACTGGTGCTGGCTCTGGCTCTGGCGTCGGTTCCGCCTTCGTCTTCTTTTTGACCATCTGTTTCTTCAGCAGCGAGACGTAGCTCGGACTTACAGGCATTCGGTTTCGGATTTCTCTGTTGGTCATGCCTGTACGCAGCATCTCTAAAACTGCTTCGGCTTTGGTATTCTTTCCTGCTATAATAGTCATTAGTTTGCTCCTTTATGGTAGGCAATGTGCCGATTTAGAAAAGTCTTCGTAGTGCTTACGGCATAGGTGTAACATCTTGTCTTCGGTACTAAACGCACTAAAGTTCAAAAGACGTTCATGCTGATGAGGGCACTCCGGAACTTCGCATTCCACTGGGTGTGCTAGCAGCACAGGTACAAGAAGTTCTATGTTTAACGCCATTAGTCTGCCCCTTATTTCAGGTTGCCACCGGACTTTAGAATGTCACCATCATAGGTGTACGTGCCGGTGTGGGTCAGACGGATGAACGGGTGGGCGTGGATTTTGCCGCCGTGCTTCCGCCAAAGTTCGCAAAAGTGATAATCCTCGGACAGCAACGCTCCGCTGTCGTCGATACTCGTTGCGAAAAACTCATGGGTCAGGGGCTTGGCATACTCCCCCTTCTCCGGGTCAAAGAACGACGATACCCGATAGGTGGGCACATGCGGAGCAAGCTCCTCAAAAACACGGCGTTTAATTAACATAAACCCTGTGCCGCCGTGGCGCACCTCGATGAAGCCGTCTTCGTCTGTTTCTTGGTGGCTGTTGTCCACCATGTTGAACACAAACGCGCCAGCGTGGTCGTGTAGGTCGTTCTTACCTTCACGCGCTGCCTTCTTGACGCTCTCCCAGTTCACTTCCTTCTTGGGGTAGATGCCGCACGCGATGTCCCTGTCTCCAGCTAGCAGCATAGCCACAGCGTTCTGATCGAAGCCAATGTCGGCGTCGATGAACATCAGGTAGTCGATCTCCTTCTCAAGAAAGACACGCGCCAGTTCGTTGCGGGCACGGGTGATGAGGCTCTCGTTGGTGATCTGGCACCAGAAGATATTCACCCCTACTTCGCGCATCTTAGCCATCGTGAAGAGCAAGCCCTGCACATAGGCACCCGTGCACATACCGCCGTACATGGGTGTCGCCACCATGATACTGGGGATTTTGTAATCTGGGTCCACCGGCTTCACTTTCATTTCGTCAGTCACTTCGTTTGCTCCTTCTTATAGTCGTAGACCTGCCGTGCAGCGGCAGCGATGGTCACGCCAAAGTGCTTGGCGATGTCCTCAAAAGGCTTACCCTCTGCGTACATATCCCAAATCTCTTGTCGCTTTTCAGGCGTCCACCATCCGGCGGGTTTGCGCGGGCGACTGACAATGTTTTTCGTCACTTCTTACGCACCACAAACTGATGGCCGATGTGGACGATGTCGAGTGATTCCGCAAAGATGTTGGTGAAGACGTCCACCGCAAAGCGAGGGCGGTGCAGGATGTCTCGGCTCTCACCCCACAGATAGTCGTCGAACACCATGAGGCCACCCTGCTTCAGCAGCGGCCACGCCATACACGCATCGGTCAGCACATCCTTGGCGACATGGCTGCCGTCGATGTAGATGAAGTTAAATATCTCAGGGTGCACCCCGCTAGGTGTAAGCCACTGGGCCAGTTGCTCGATGGATGTACCCTTTTGCCTCGTGATATGTCTGCGCTCAAACTTACCCATGAGGACTTGGCGGTTGTGGTTGAACCGCTCCTCGGCCCCGCTAAGCTCTCCGTTGATATGCTCCTCGCTGCCTTCCCACGTGTCGATGCAGTAGATTTCGCCATCATCCTCCAGCATGTTCTCGACCGCCCAGACCATGCTACGGCCCTCAAACGAACCGATCTCAAGGAACTTTTTACGTTCCGGTAGCAAGCCCTTTAGCTGCTCCCACACAGGGATGTTGTGGCTGAACCAGTCTTGCGTGAATTGATACTCGCTCATAACCTTAGCTCCCGTAAGGGGCATCAGATGCCCACACGATTTCACTGACGCGCACCTGAAGCCCGCGATCATTACCGCCGATCCCATGCGTCTTATTGAACGACCTGTGATAGGCTGTGGTGCCGTCGTGGAGGCTCTGGAACCACAACGACACCCATTCATGATTGCCTCCACACGAAGTGGCGCGCTCGAAGAATATAACGGTGCCGTCCTTCAGCCCGATGGCGTAGTCGTAGGAGTCGTGCGTAGCTTTAGCGAGCGCAGGGGGCCATCCAGCCTTATCCAAGGCGCTCATTGCACTCTTGTACTCGACCTCACTGATCTTCATCCGCAGGTCGAAGTTCTCGCTTTCTAGTGTTTCTTCACTCATGTTTTGCTCCTTCTTCGATGACAACCTTGTAATACGTATAGACCTTGCGGGCCTTGGCAGGTTTAGTGTCCTGCTCCCCCCACTTGGGATGCCACTCTGGAAGTGGTGGGGAATAG